TACCAATCAGTGTGCCTAGATATTCAAACATAAGACTAGTATAGCATCAGCTGGCTAAATTGTCAAGATATTGTTGAAGATTACTACCATGTAGGGCTAACATGATACTGTCCTGTTCACTGAACACATAGATGGATTTTGGACCGGATATGTAGTATGGGCTAGTAAAGTGTTTTTCTAATTGGATATAACTACGATTAACTAATTCTGTAGGCAGTTTAAAGTGCCAATTCTTGATTTCTTTATTTTTATTCAGCATGTTAAACGCAGGGCGTGTTAGGCGTAGGCTATCAGGGTTAAGAGGATTAAACCACCAACTGGCTGGATTATCGTAGCGTTGATAACGGATACCAAGTTTAGGATCTGATGTAAAAGGATTAAGGGTATGTTCTTGGAACTTAGCCTGCCATACATTCTGCAATGATTCAGCAGTGCGTGCCATGATTAAGGGTAAATCTGATCGCCAGCTTTGAGTAATACTACACTGAACTTGTCACACTTGAATAAGGTGTTAAGTTTTTTAGCTAGATTGATAGCATGTCCTGGATTACTGAATGATACTTTTTTGTATTTAGGGCCAGGATAGGCTACTAGGATATTCTGTGTCTTGAGATTGATAGGTTGACTATCATAGAACACGGCCCAGATACCTTCACTGCTGAGGATCTGATCGCTTTTGTAACTAGACTTGTTCACGTGCTCTAACAGCACATTGGGTTTTGGTCGACTCATAATATGTAATTCTCCACATATTATTTATCTCATAATGTGAGTATATTATTAGAATCCGCCACCACGTAATTCAACCTGTACTGTAGGTTCTGCGGCGGCCTGTTGTTTAATCTCTACTAGATCATTGATCTTGGTCAATAGGTCAAAGATATCGGCTTGCAGCTGGCGTGCTTCGGCCGCTGTTAGCGATAGGTCTCTGGCGTTGGTCTGATTCATGACCTTGACGCGATCATTAAATTTCTTCAGATGCAGGCTTAATTGTTGTTCCAAATAGTGCTCCGTTTGCGATACGTAATCGTTCTTGCATTTCTTCTACGGTCTCATATGGACCAGCATAGGGATATCGGTTAAGTGTGATCAGTTTAGGACAGTATGATTTAACCCAACCATTATTGAACTTGACGATATAGTAACCAGCACAGAAGAAACTCTTGCTCTTGGTACCTTTGGTGAATATAGGTAGCTTGTGTTTGACATCCCATAGCACGTTATTGGGTTTGTGTTCACAAGGAAAACCATAAACTGTGTTGGCTTCTGTGATGATACGCTTAGGTGGTGCCTTGTCTACTATAATGTTATACTTGTCGCTGAGCATTTTCAAACTGGCAAATTGTTCACGAGTTTGATCATGTTGATAAACTACACCTTGTGGATTAGTTAAGATAGTGCCAACCTGGTGCCCATCATTCTCAACTATCCAACATTTATTTTTAACCACTGCTTTAGCTAAGAGTGACATAACTGATGATCCCTACGTAAGTTAAATAATGCAGAGCTTGATCCGCGCCAAGCCATATCCAGAACTGACGATCTGCTGAGGTAAGTCCCCGATTCAATTTCTGTTTAAAATAATCTATATGATAGTGTAAGACAAAGTCTGCGAACGAAAGTGCAATAATTGTATTTGCGTTAGGACAAAAGAATACTAGAATCAGGAAAGTAAAACTAGCGTGGACTATGGCATGATGAACGCCACCAGTTGCACCATAGATACCTTTCTCTCTCAGCATGTAATCATACTGCATCAAGAAATCAGCGATGAAGTGCTTGATGCCAAATAAGGCTAGTAGGATAAAAACTGTTGCTGTCATTTGTAATATACGCTACGGCTCTTAGGAGTTTCCCACCAATCAATGTGATCAACGGTTACATTCAATTTACTCATTTTAACTTCTACTAGATCTGCCATCCAGCTACTTAGGTTTTCACTAGTTGGTACAAAGTCTACGATAAAGAATCCTTCATAGTATTCATACTCTGGTGTGTTAGGTTCCAAATCACCCAAGTAGACGTTAAATCCTGCTACATGGGTAGTTTCTGGAATGAGAGCTGGAATTAGTTTACGATCGCCGATGAGCTGATTGTATAATGGATCACTACGATCTAATATAAACTGATGATCAATATATGTGTTGATCCATTTCTTCAACCATTCTAGATGACGGAAGTCTGTTACCATACCGGTTGGATCCAATTTACCTTCTGGACTCTTCAGATAGACCTGCATCTTACCTTCATGTCCATGTAGGTGACGACAAGCACACTTCAAGTCTGCCGCATATTCACCATTTAGTTTCTGTGTCCAAACTCTGTGTCCATAACAGAATTCAAAAGTTTTATCAATTATATGTGCCATCTATTTCTTTTCCTCAACGTAATGTTTACTCCAGTCATACTGTGTTTCTGTGTGACGTTTATCTTGATAGTGTGTGGGACCGTCATAGTAATCTAATCCAAAATGACGTCGCAGGTTTTTTTGATCACCTTGGCTACCACACATGTCAGCACAACGTTCACCAACCAAACGATAAAAGTGCGCAAGATTGTCTGTTACTGGCAATCCTGCTTGTTCAGCTAATCTTTCTAATTCTTTAGTCATACTATATTATATTTAGATTTTTGGTAGAAGTCAAACATTTTTTGCACTATCCAATATACTTTCTAACTGTGCTTGACGATCCAGCAGTTTGAAAAACAATGCTAAGGTATTAGCCGCATCAACATCCGCACGGTGTGCCTTACCTTTGAAATGCAGTTTGAAATAGCCCATAGCTGAACTCAATCCTCCACTAGGCTGTTTACCACGTGTAAGCATCAAGTATGTATACCAGGTCTTGACATCGATCCAACGACGGCCAAAATGCGGGAAATCCGCATGATTTTTGCAGAATTCTGCCAATAATTCCACACTATCACCACCGCCCCAGGTCACTGGGTTGACAAAGACCTTATGCTCACGTATCAACTCACTGAGCTCACGGGCAACATGCTCATGACTGTATGCTTCTGCACGTATGTCCGCATCAGTTATGCCTGTTAGGTCATTGATGAATTCACTAATAGGTTCCTGCGGATCTATATACCATTTACGGACAACATAGTCTTCAAAGCGTGTAGTCTTATCACCTATAGCCACACCAACCTGTATGATCTTGCCACTGGGTTGATTGAGTTCTAAATCTAATGCTAGGAACTTACCATCTGCTATCATGCCAAATCTTTCTGTGGATAGCTAGCTGTCATCCATTCAGCCATGTTACTGGCGTTCTCACTTAGTTTAACTAAATCGTATTTGCCACAGAACTTTAAGAACTGTGCGCCAACCATAGGAACATTTTTAGGATATTGTTCATTGGCTATAGTTACTGCTATCTCTACTTTAATGTCATCTGGTTGTGCTGTTAGATCAACTAGGACACGATTACGCTCATAGTCATCTAACACACGATGTTCTACACCATTGTGATCAACCCAACGCTGTAGCATCATGTTGTTCCAATTATAACCTTTCTTATCTTTGTCACTGTAGGCTTCTTCGAGACCTACTTTGTTTTTACTGCCTTTGGTGCGCACGCCTGGAAATGCGGAAAATACATTGTCTGTGGGATCACCACGCATACACTTTTCAAAAAGTATAAACTTAGGATCAGGAATCTTTTTAGGCTCTTTAGTTTTCTTATCTAAGACAGGTTTACCTTTCTTGTCAAAGATACCTTCTAAGGTATGGAGCTCGTCACTTATTCCGTTATATTGATTTACATTATCAGCCAGTAACTGATAGAAATCAGTGTCACTGCTAACAATAGTATGATGATCGTTGGGGTGAGCTTGGATGAATCCGGCGATAAGATCATCTGCTTCAAGTTTTGAGTTTTGAAGCACTGTGCAATTTGTTTTGTCAGCGATAAAAGTTTTAAGATCATCAAAGGTTTCCCAAAATAACTTATCTTCTTCTGCTTCGCTTTCGGTAAGTGTCGCACGTGCTACACTACGGTTTTTCTTATAGGGTTCGTAGAAGTCTTTACGCCAACTGCGACCTTCTAAACAGAATATAACATGATCAGCTCGTTGATCACGCCATGACTTATTGACGCTAGCTAGAGTTACGTGGATAGCAAAACCCAGCTTGTCCCAAGTGTCGCTTTGACGATGTGCTGAATGTCTTGCCCTAAAAAATGTGTTTGCTGTGTCTACTAATAGATATCTCATTTAATCATTATACTTTCTTTTATGATTTTTGTCAAGTGATTTGCCCAAATCAAATGTGCATCGGGTCCATAATGATAATTACCTGTATTTATAGTATGACATCCTTGATCGCTTAACCAATTATAATAGGTATAATTGTTGTTATATGGGTACAGATAATTGTGTCCCCACTCGAGATGTTTGGTGAATTCTAATGCCGAATAGCTGTTAAAGAATAAATGTGGAATGCCTGCCAATTCTTGATGTAGTGCCCAAATTTTTTCTTCAGCTTCTCTTTTTTTTTGCTGATGATCAATATTATTGACCCAATGCTTGTACTGTTGTTTGATAGCATCTGGCCAATCGTTACCAACCCCACCTGCATTGATCTGCCAATATTGTCCTTCGTACAGCCATTCTTCACGTTCCCAGGTGCTCCACCCAATTACGATCAAATCTGGACGATTGTTTTTAAGATAATGTTTAGTAGTGCGGATGATACGATCATTACTGCTAGCACTTTCGGCATCACAATATAGTTCAGCTGAGAGATTTTTTGCTAGGATATTACCATAACTAACGAATAAGTTATCGGGATGGGGAACTCTTCCTAGATATTTGTGTTGTGGATCATCGTTTGCGAAAGCAAATGAATTTACAGCTTCAGCACCTGCACTATGGCTGTCACCATTTACATATAAGATCAACTGATTTCCGTTCTACCATCGCCTAGATCACGGCGATTTGATGGTCTATTAGAAGGATCTGCCTGCTCTTGTTCATAGGTTTCCATGACCACATTGCGACATATTGCTCTGAACCAATTGTCTACAATGTCTTGATCGGTCTTGCCTTGATAACCAGCACGTACCAAGTTAGCCACGAATTTATCATTCCAATCTAGTTCAAAACTACCCTGACCTGGATCTTTTGGATCAATGTCCATGCTGATGACTTCAACATAAGGTTCGCCTGCTTCTGTGGCTAAATCTTTTGGCGTCTTTTTAGTTTTTTGAGTCTTAATAACTGGCTGTTCGAGTTTGGTACCAAATAAACTATTGATTAATTTCTTTATCATTTAATACCCCATTTAATTTTTAACCAAATACGCTCGTGGATGTAATAGTCCACACTTAATAATATATGTAACAAAGTAGCGAACCCTGTGCTATGTGCCAGATCGCCTGTGTACAAATATGTCCAAAAGATAGTAAACAGCCAAGCTGTGATACGATAGCTGACCATCCTGGCGATAGTTCTCTTGTGTGTTTCTTTTATTTGCCCCATGAATTACCCCAAAGATCAACATGTAATCGTGGACTGTAATAATATCCACGACGCATAGCTTCATCAGCTACATTAAATTTATTACCATCGTAGACTTTAACCACACCACCCACTGGCATGATATAAACAACACCTTTAAATTTAGCTCGACGATATTCTGCTACAGCCCGATCAACTTCATCAAAGTCTGCTGGAGATTCGACTACAAACTTAAGGTATGTAGTGCCAACACGTTCATAACTCTTAACTATGTCAGGTTTGACTGCATCCGCCCATGCTTCACCACTTGCTGATAGTTTAGCACTGACGCTGAATGTAATCTCTCTACTACCACGATTCCATAGTTTCAGATACTTAGCAAAGTCTTCATGTAGTTCCTGTGTGCCGTTAGTTTCAAATGTTAAGTTCTTTAAGTTGTACATGTCTTTATGTGATAACAAATCTGGATAAGCACGTTGCCAACCTAACAATGGTTCACCACCTGTGATAACCAAATGGGTGTCATTGCCATTAGGCATGATCCAGCTATTACTAGGCACTAGGTCTAGCATACGATCGACTACAGCATCAATCTCTAATAGTGGACTAAAGTTCTTAAATCTAGGATCCCAACTTGCATAACTGTCGCAACCGGTATTAACCAAAGGTAGTTCTTCATATATGCGATATTTTGATGGATCGATGAACTCACGCTCTGTGCTCATCTGTGTACGATCCGTCATACCAAATCCGCCACAGGTAAAGTTACAGCCAAAGGTTCTTAAGAACACACTAGGCACACCAATAAAGCGTCCTTCACCTTGTGCTGAATAGAATATTTCTGATATTTTTAATTTCATAATTTTTATTAAATAAGTATCTAACTATTATACTTTAAAATTAGTATACAGTCAAACTTTATACTAAATTTCTTTGATATTTTTTGCAATTTTCGATGATCTAAAATCAAAACATGCTCTATAAAAATATTGTTTTTGTCTATCAAGTCCTTGCATTTGATTCCAATCAATATCAAACCAACGCCCACCGATTAATATTTGGGTATCTAAAATTACAAATTCTTTGTTATTAAGTTCTAGAACCCCTGACTGTTGATATTTAAACCAATCATATTTAGAATTAAATTTTTTTCCTGATGAATAATTTATGTCAATTGTTATATTTTTAGAATAGTTTAGAAGATCTTCTAGTTTATCATCTATTTTGATCAATT